AGCAGAAACCGAAATGGATTTTGGTGATGACGTAATAGTTGTTACTTCAAACTTCTCTGACGCTATGAAATGCGTTAAAAGAGATTTAAATAGAATCCAGACAGAACTCGGATCATTCGACGATGAGATGATTCTATTTTTTACAAGCCCTAATAATTTTAGGAAAAAAATTTTGCCCGATTACAAGGGTCATCGACAGAGAAAAAAGCCCTGTGGATTTAAAAGGGTCATACAGGAATTAAAGAAAGAATACAAAGTTATCCTCAAAGATACACTTGAAGCTGACGATGCGTTAGGGATTTACGCCACAAAATATCCGGGCAACATTATTGTCTCACCCGATAAAGATATGAGACAGATCCCCGGCAAATTATATGACTTTAAAGAGACAGTTGAGATTACTCCTGAAGAGGGTGCAAGATGGCATCTGATTCAGTCCATGTCTGGAGATAACACTGACGGTTACGCAGGAGTTCCCGGGATAGGAGTAAAGAAAGCAACCAAAATCTTTGAAGAAAAAGGATACACATGGAAAGCAGTCGTTGAAACCTTTGAAGAAAAGGACATGACTGAAGAGGATGCGTTAGTTAATGCAAGACTCGCACGAATACTTACTACTGACGACTACGACCATGAAAGACAAGAACCAATCCTCTGGAAACCCGTTCGAGACTACAAAATTGACTCTCCATCAAGACTTGGAACTGAGAGAGATCCAGTTAGCTCTTCATCACATAGATAAAGAGACAATGATGGAGTTATATATGAAGTTACAAGAACAAGTTTTCAAATTAAATAATCTAATTAAACCACTCCTAAATGAAGCAAAAAAACGAAGGTCCTGATTACTACCAGAGAGGAAACATAGAAGTATGGGATTTCATAAGAGATCAATCCCTGAACTATCACCTTGGAAACGTAGTCAAATATGTATGTCGAGCTGGATATAAAGACGACGATTTAAAAGATTTAAAAAAAGCTGCCCATTATTTATTAAATGAAATTGAAAACAAAACCAAACATCATCGCTAGGACTGGTCGAGTCCAGCAATGGATTGACAATCCCACCTCACGTCTACCCGTATCATGCACTGTCTTTGTAGTTGAAGACTCAATGGAGGGACCAAATGGAATCGAAGCAAGCTGGAGATTTGTATCGCATGCTCTACGCTTTGGGGCAGGAGTCGCAGTCCACTTGTCGAAGCTTAGACCCAAAGGAACAGAAACAAATAAAGGACCTGATACTTTGGTTGCATCAGGACCAACATCATTCGCAAAAATCTACTCAACATTAAATGAAATACTTAGGAGAGGTGGAACCTATCGCAATGGCGCGTGCGTTATTCACCTTGATATTACTCACCCCGATATTCTTGAGTTCGTGCAGTGCTCCAGAGAAGAACTCCCATGGGTCAAAAGATGCGTCGATCTTAAAGAATCCGACTGGGTTTTACTCGAACCTGAAGTCAAAGGAGCAATTATTAAAGGAATCGCCAAAGGAGATATTTGGCTTAACAAAATAAAATACGATGAACAAGGAAACAGAATTTTCGGCAACGTCTGCCTTGAGGTTTTCCTGCCCTCACGAGGAACGTGCCTCTTACAGCACCTTAATTTGTCTGCCTGTACTATCGGCGACCTACGATCAGGTTTCCGTGAAGGCATGTCCTCGCTGTGTGAGCTTCATGGTAGGACAGGGGTTGGAGAATCTGGAGAGTACTTACCGCCAGATCTCGACAGGCAAGTTGGATTCGGACTTTTAGGTCTAGCCAACTTTTTGGCAAACAACAACATAACTTACGCCCAGTTTGGCGAAGCTCTTGAAGCAACTAATAATGCTGAGAGCTACGAAGGTATCGCGGGACTAGCTGCACGCGAGCTTTATCTGGGCGTACAAGAAGCAGCTAACATTGCAAGAGAGAACAACATGGTTAGAGCATTTGCCATAGCTCCAACTGCCAGTTGTTCATACAGAAGTAAAGACATAAATGGATTTACTGCAACACCAGAAATTGCTCCACCTATTTCAAGAATAGTGGATAGAGATTCAGGTACTTTTGGAATAGAAAAAGTTGAATATGGTGACGTTGAGATCGCATCCGAGGTTGGATGGGAGACATATAAACGAGTAGCAGATCAGATCATGATTATGCTAGAACGAACCGGATTGCTTCATGGCTATAGCTTCAATTCTTGGAGTGACATGGTGATTTATGATGAGGCATTTATCGAAGAGTGGTTAAAATCACCACAAACTTCGCTCTACTACAGTCTTCAAGTAATGAGCGACGTTCAAGATAAAACCGATGCTTATGCAGCTTTAGATGAACTTGAAGTTGATAACTACTTAGGAGAATTGTTTAGTAGGGAACCTGATCCAAATTTCAAACCGGATCCAGCAATGAAAATTGAATGTGACTGCGAACAATGAACCCCTACGAAAAATTATTAAATAGAAAACGAACTTGGACACCCGTCCAACCCACAAAAGGAAAAGTAAAAGAAGGTGCTGAAGAAACCATCTTGCGTGCTCTCGCAATACGTCATATGGAGCTACCAGTTGGAGAATTTATTACACAAGGCTTGGAGAAAGAAGTCCCGCAGTCAGCGAGGACACTTCTTGAGTCGAACGTTAAAGACGAGGTCAAACATGATATCGCTTTGGACTTCATTGTTAAATCCCGTGGTGCTGATCCAATTGCTGAAAACGAAGGAAAACTATTAAGAGATGCTTGGATACGACACCCCGACCACACCATTACAAAAGCCTTGGTTGCAGAACGAGCTATATTCTTTGTTCTACTTCCTTTCTTTCGTTTTACTGGTGATGCTGCTATCCGAACAGTATCGGCTGATATTTCCAGAGATGAACAAATCCACGTGGCGACTAATAGCCTTGTATGTAGTGAGCTGGGGCTTGTTCCTAGCAACTCTCTGGATAAACTTCGGAAGGCAACTATTGCATGGGTAATGCAACCCCTTAAAAAAAACAAAACCGATAAATATTTGGACAAAAAATTTTGGCTGGATGCGAGTGATCGGTTGATGTATGAAGGCAAAGCTCCACAGCTTGCCGCAACTAAATCAGCTCGTATGCCAGCATTCTTTGAACATGACAACAGGAATCTCCCTAGCTACGCTTAAGTTACACAACGAAAGATTAGATAAGTTACTTGTCAGGCTAGAGGAAAACTTCGGTTGGAAACCTATCCATCCAAAAGAAGATGTACAGACAATTATGTACAGAGCTGGTCAAGCCAGCGTTATTGAATATATAAGATCCATTATGGACGAGGAAATTTAATGTGTTTATTTAGATCACCAAAACCAACACCACCACCACCTTTACCACCAGCACCACCACCACCATTACCTCCTGCACCACCTGTTGATCCTCCAACTCCAGTAAAGAAAGAGATAGATCCACAGGTTTTGAAATCTAAAAAAGAACGTGCTAAAAAATTAGGAAACAATGCGTCCAAAGGTACTGGTCAATTAAAAATAAAACTAAACCCAAAAATAAATAAAATAGGTATGGCACAAGGTAACTCTGGAGGACTGAACTAATGTTCGCTCGTGAGAGATACAACAAACTGACTACAGATCGACGTCAATTCCTAGACACAGCAGTTGAATGTTCAAAACTCACGTTACCTTATTTAATACAAGACGATTTATCTTCGCGCCCAACCCATGAAACTCTAAATGTTCCTTGGCAATCGGTAGGTAGTAAGTGCGTTGTGACATTAGCAGCAAAGCTAATGCTCGGCACGCTACCTCCCCAGACAAGTTTTTTTAAATTACAAGTTAGAGATGACAAGTTAGGTGAAGAGATACCAGCAGAAGCAAGGGCAGAATTAGATCTTTCCTTTTCCAAAATGGAGCGAATGGTCATGGACTACATCGCTGCATCTAATGACAGAGTTGTTATCCACCAAGCATTTAAACATTTAATTGTTGGTGGTAATGCTTTGTTATACATGGGAAAAGATGGAATTAAGAACTACCCACTTAATAGGTATGTCGTCAACAGAGATGGAAATGGTAACGTCCTAGAAATAGTTACAAAGGAATTGGTAAACAAAGATGTTCTCGGTTTTGATGTAAATACAGAAACCCCGAACTCTGTAGTTGATGCTTCTAAAAGTGTTTCCGATGAGGTCGAAGTTTACACGTACGTGAAACTAGATAACGACAGATGGGTATGGCACCAAGAAGTACAAGATAAAATTATCCCTGACACTCGTAGTTCAGCTCCTAAGAATGCAAGTCCTTGGCTTGTCCTGACTTTCAATTCGGTAGATGGAGAACAATACGGACGTGGCAGGGTTGAAGAGTTCCTTGGCGACCTTAAATCTTTAGAAGGTTTATCACAAGCATTAGTCGAGGGAAGTGCTGCTGCGGCAAAAGTAGTTTTCTTGGTTTCTCCTTCAAGTACAACCAAGCCTGCAACAATAGCGAAAGCCGGTAACGGTGCAATTGTTCAGGGTAGAGCAGAAGATGTACAGGTAGTACAAGTCGGGAAAACTGCTGACTTTAGTACTGCTGCAAACATGGCTCAGAATATAGAAAAGCGATTACTAGAAGCTTTCCTTGTAATGAATATAAGGAATGCAGAAAGAGTAACTGCTGAAGAGGTGCGCCTCACACAACTCGAATTAGAACAAAGTCTAGGTGGAATCTTTAGCTTGATTACTACCCAGTTCTTAATACCTTACCTCAATAGAAATTTATTAGTTCTACAAAGAAATAATGAAATACCTAAGTTACCTAAAGATGTAGTTAGACCTACCATTGTGGCAGGAATAAATGCTTTAGGGCGAGGACAAGATAGAGAAGCTTTAACAATGTTTGTACAAACTATTGCACAGACATTAGGACCAGAAGTATTAATGAAATTTATTAATCCTACTGAAGCTATTAAACGTTTAGCTGCTGCTCAGGGTATTGATGTACTTGGTTTAGTTAAGAGTGAAGAAGAGATTATGGAAGATAAGCAAGAAAGAATGGATGAACAACAAAGCCAGACTCTATTAGAGCAAGCTGGTCAGTTTGCAAATTCAAAATTAGCTGACGGACAGAACCTAGAAACATTACAACAACAAACACCACCACCAACTGAATAATGGCAGAAACATTAACTATGAATGATTCTCCTGACTCTGGAGAGTTGACTGCTGAAGAGCAGGATTCTCTACAAGTTGGAGAAAAGTTAGTAGCCCAGCAAGAACAACTATTAGCTGGTAAGTATAAGAACGCTGAAGATTTAGAACAAGCTTACTTATCATTACAAAAGAAACTTGGACAAGAAGAAACAGAAGAAGAAAACTACGAAGAAAGCGACGAAGGATATGCAGAGGAAGAAGGAAGCGATGAGGAGGTATCTCCGTATGCTCCTGCGGTCAGTTTAATAACTGATGCTTCCGATGAATACTATGCAAACAATGGTGAACTTAGTGAAGAAACAATAGCTAAGTTCTCTGAAATGAGCAGCCAAGATTTGGTCAATGCTTACTTAGAGATCCAAGCCAACAATCCTCAAGCTCCACAACAAGCAGTTGAATTATCTGAAGGACAAATAAATAGTATTCAGAATGCTGCTGGCGGAGAAGCTAATTACAACAGAGTAATTGAATGGGCTGCTAATAATTTACCTGAGAATGAGATCGACGCATTTGATTCAGTAATTGATTCAGGTAATCCAGCAGCTATTGGGATAGCTTTCCAAGGACTTCAATCTAAGTACAACGAATCAAACGGATACGAAGGAAGGATGTTACAAGGCAAACCAGCAGACTCTAGAGGCGATGTCTTTAGAAGTCAGGCACAACTTATTGCTGCTATGAGCGACCCAAGATATGACAATGACCCAGCTTATAGAGCTGACGTTGTTGAAAAACTAGAACGATCAGATGTGGAGTTTTAATTATGCCCAGAGGCAAAGGTACCTACGGAACTAAAAAAGGTAGACCACCCAAAAAATGAAAACAAAAGATTTAGATACGCTACTTGAAAATGAGTATGCGTACGAACCACCCATACAACTATTACCAAAACAAAAACTAATGACACCCGAAGCAGAAAGATTTAATGGCTGGGCAGCAATGCTTGGCATAGTTGCAGCTCTAGGAGCTTACGCAACAACTGGTCAAATTATACCCGGTGTATTTTAATGGCTGCAATCTCACTAACAAGAGAAAGCACAAGTAATTGGCAGAGATTTTGTGAGTGGGTCACAAGTACACAGAACCGTCTCTATGTGGGATGGTTCGGTGTCCTTATGATACCTTGCTTACTAGCTGCAACTACATGTTTTATACTCGCCTTCATCGCAGCACCCCCTGTAGATATAGATGGCATACGTGAGCCAGTTTCCGGCTCGTTAATTTACGGAAACAATATTATATCTGGAGCAGTAGTCCCTAGCTCCAACGCAATAGGATTGCACTTTTACCCGATCTGGGAAGCTGGCACTTTGGACGAGTGGTTATATAACGGCGGACCATATCAGCTCATTATTTTCCACTTCTTAATAGGAGTACTCGCTTATGCAGGAAGACAATGGGAACTCTCATACCGCTTAGGAATGAGACCTTGGATATTTGTAGCTTACACAGCTCCAGTATCAGCAGCGTTAGCTGTGTTTTTAGTTTACCCATTTGGTCAGGGTTCATTCTCTGATGGTATGCCTTTAGGAATTAGTGGAACATTTAACTTTATGTTTGTCTTCCAAGCGGAGCACAACATCCTTATGCACCCCTTTCATATGCTCGGAGTTGCGGGTGTGTTTGGCGGTGCTTTGTTTGCTGCTATGCACGGAAGCCTTGTTACTTCCTCAATCATTCGGGAGACCACGGAAGCTGAGTCACAGAATTATGGATATAAGTTTGGTCAGGAAGGCGAGACTTATAACATAGTTGCTGCACATGGATACTTTGGCAGACTTATATTTCAATATGCTTCTTTCAATAATTCTCGTGCTCTACATTTCTTTCTTGGTGCTTTCCCCGTGGTTGGCATATGGCTTACCTCCATGGGAATCAGC